AAGCGCCACCTGCCCCTAATGCCAAATTCTTTAAAGAAAACGCATTTCGCATTCCATCTATCATTTTTGCATCACGTTCTTCTTGTGCAGCTCGGTCATTCTTTTTTTCAACAATTTCCTGTTCAGCTTTTAAATTTTCAAAGTCTTCTTGACGCTTTCGATTTTCAGCTGCAGCTTCTTGAATACCCGCTTGCTGTCTGAGTATTTGAGTTTGCTCTGCTACGTTTGTTTGAATTGATGTAAACAAACCATCGAAACGGTCTAATTTGATTTTCACAGATCGTATTGAGTTGGTTCCGCTATTACGAACCAAATCGCCTTCTGCTCTTAATCTTTCTACTATCGCTGTTGTTTCAGCTGAGAGCTCTGCCATTACGCAACCCCATTCTTTTCGTTTTGTTTCTGTATAAAGTCACTTAACATACCAAAATACAAATCTCTTTCAAAAGGTAATAAATTTTCAATCTCTGTTATCGAATATTTATGGTGCTGAGCCAAACTAAATATCATTTGATAATAATTAGCGAGAGTTATATGACTCAGCACTAGACGAAAAAAGATTTCATTCCTTCTATTACGAATGTTTTTTCATTACCTTCTTTATTTGTATATTTCATTTCATGGCGTAGCTTTGGCATTGTTTCAAAGAAGTTTTGTATTCCCCTGATAACTCCACCTTGAATATTTTCCATAAATTGGTCAACTTCATCACTAGTATAATCTTTAAACTCGTGCACCTCATCTTCTGATGCTATTTTATCTAAACAAGATATTAAAATCATATAGTTTATTAAAGGATCTTCAAGATCCGATTCAGCAATTTTAATAAATTCGTCAATAGATGGATACTTTAGGTATAACATAAAATCATCATTAATTTTTATTTCATTAGTATGACCTTCAGGTGTAAGTAGTTTAATTTCTTCAATGTCCATAGTTAATTCAACCGGTTCATCTGTGTCAGGATCCACGATACCAAACGTGATTGTATTATCAACAGATCTCGATCTTAATAATAAGAAAACGTATTCAAGATCAAACATTGCAAGTTCAGTTATGTCCATATCTATAAGACAGTTATTTACTACTTGTTTTGTCGCAACCATTTCTTGCGAAGGATCTTCATCCTCTTGCGCAATCAGCATAATCTTTTCTTCTTTTACCGTAAAAGGTCTATATTGTATAGTCCGTCCGGTAGATGGAAGTTTTGCTTCAAAAATAGGTAAATCAATTTTTGGTAAAGCCATAATTTATATCTCCATTATCTAAAAAAGTTTGTTATATTATCCCACGAGTTTCTAAATTTTAACAAGCGGTTTGCGGCATCTTGTACACTATTAAATTTCAATCCTTGACCTACTACATTAGCCAAAGAGCCTACTGAATTTAAGAATGATAGTAAACCAGTTCCGCGATTAAATCTTGTGGTTGGAGATCCTTGTACTTCCCCTGTAAATCTAATTTTATCATAAGAAAACGATACAGGCAACGTTGCATAGCTATCGTTGTTTTCCCATGATAAATCTATTTCACCAATTGCAGTTGGAAATGCTCCTTCCAATACTGTTTCATAATAAGTGTTGTTAGTTCCTGTAGGATGCGGGTTATAAAATTTAATTATGATCGTTGCCGCATAATCTTCTCGGTACGCAACCTCAAACGGTAGCATACCATTTACTTCAGCCAATTCACCGCCAGCAGTACTATAATTAACAACGTTCTGAGCCCAAGAATGGAAAAACTTTAATATTTCATGACTTGAGTCAACTAAAAATATTCCATTGACTGGATTATTAGCAATACCTGTTGGCATTTCTCGTGGCAGTTTTGCAGTTACATCGTAAGTGGCCGTGTTAATTGTAATTCCTGGGATAGACATTGTCTTACAGAAAAATGTTAATTGTCTCGGAGTAATTTGGGATGAGTTTCTAGCTCTTCCTTGTATAGTCACTTCGAATAAACCAGCGTGGGATAATCCACCAAATTGGCTCATTGTAGATTTAAATTCTGTGATGTTAAATGCCATCATCTTCCTCTTATAATTTTTCTCGAGTCGGCATAAACTTGACGCTTACTTGCACCGACAAACGCAGGACTTGGTAAAAACAACGCGATGTCCCATTCCGATGGAGCAACATAAGTCAATTTTGTTTTCAATTGTTTGGCGAGATAATGTTTTACTGTTGGCCTAAACTCTTTAAATTTTGCAGTACCATTCAATAAATCATAGCTTGCTCTTAATCGTGTATTTTCATTATATGTTTTATTTGTTGTTATAGTATAAAGTTGATCCATTAATTTTGCTCGTAGTACAGGAGGTAAGTAATGAAAGTTAATTCCTAAAAACCCGCCATCTGCTTTATTTATTGGAAACACGAGGGGAAACCTATCATAATATGGTAATGTTGCTTTATGCTTTGGATCATAACCAAACATATACATATTACCTAGTCTAAACCGGTTTTCGTATCGGTCTGAACCCATTTCTCGTATAACGCGATCTTGTCTTACTCCGCGCATCTGCCCTGCTTGGTTACGATACCAATCGCGTGCTTCCTGTGTCCGTGCCGGTATTTGCCCTTCACGAACTCCTCTCAATAGAATATCATCAAATACTTTTGCTGCCATTTATTTTATCCCTAAATGATCTTCTGTCATAATTACAAATTCCCAACCACGGTCTGCGCAAAAACCACGCGCTGCTTTCCATTTTGCTTCGTTAATACCGTATGTCTTAACCTCATTTATATAACGCCTTGAAACTGCACCCGTTTTGGTTTGATTTTTTTTTCTTGGGTCAGGCGGTCTTGTTTGTGCTTTCGGTTTTATTTCAATCATCACTGTTTTTGTTACTGGTCCAACGCGTTTATTAATAATTACATCTGGAAAATATCTATGTCTTTTTCCGTCAATTGGCGAATAATAAGGTACTATCACTTCTTCAGATTGCCACCAAATAATATCAGGGTGCATGTCCACATATCTAAAGAATTTAAACTCCCACAGCGACCTATAAATAATGTTACTAGGATCACCCTTGTATTTAGCAGGATTTTTAGGCCTAAACCTACCTTTGTGCCCTCTAGTTGTCATATCATCACTCGCATTTCCATATAAATAAGTAATAATATTTATAAGAAAAAGGTAAGCCCATATGCCAATTCAGGACCAAGGTTTAGGCCATAGGCCGCAAACTAAAAAGGCAATGAGTAGTAGCCGCGGCGCAATTGGAAATTTATCTTTCCCTGCAACCGGTTTAGCTCATAGCATCATGTTTGTATTTAAAGAATATTCTTATGAAGGCTTAAATGCTGGTTTTGATTTATTGACAGGATCTATTGGACAAACTGGTAGAGCTCGCGGTAGTTCAATCAAAGGAATATCGTCTATTCAGTTACCGTTTCCGCGGACTTTGACTGATAGTACTGGCGTTGTTATTCAAGGTTTTGAAAGAGATAAAACAACTGAAGCAATTAGCCGTGCTGCGTCGAATTTAATGTCAGGCGGCGCGGCTGGAATGACTATTTCAAATATTCCTGAGCTACTTCAACAAATAGGCGCAGGCGGTTCAAGTCTGTTAACTGGTAGTGGCGACGACAGTGGAAGCGGTGTTGGTAGATTAGTAAAAAGTATCCTAGGAACAGAATTAGGAGATGCGACAACTGGCGCTCAATATCTTTTAAGATCAAAACTTCCAGGAGATATTGGCAGATCTATTGATATTACAACAGGGCAAACTGTTAACCCAAGAGAAACATTATCTTTTGATGGAGTTGAATTACGCACTCATACATTTAACTGGGATTTATATCCTGAAAGTCAAGAAGACTCGCGCTTAATTAAAGAAGTCGTAAACGGATTTAAAAAACAAATATTGCCACACACTCGTGATATTGAAGGAATTCCAAGAGCATTCCTTACTTACCCAGCTACTGTTGATACTTATTTACTAGGAGTTAATCCTGAACACTTTATCAAATTTAAAACATCACTTGTTAGAAGCATTGATGTTGATTATGGCGCAGGAGGTGGTGTAACTATGATGAAAGGCGGCAAGCCTGGAGGAGTTTCATTATCAATTTCAATGCAGGAACTGGAAATCCAAACTGCGGACGAATATGGTGGAACTTACCAAGAAGATCCTGCGGAATTTGTTATACCAAACTCAGGGGCGCAATAAATGAAATACTTTGAAAATTTTCCAGAAGTAGTTTATGACGGTAAGCGAGTTAAAGATATTACTCGGCGAAACCGTTTTGTAAGAGGACTACAAAACAACCCGCTTCTTTATATGCCATACACAGTTGAGGAAGGCGAAAGAGCTGAAGATATTGCAAATTTTTATTATGGCTCAGTAGATTACGTTTGGCTCATCTATATGGCAAATAATATTATAGACCCGTATCATGAATGGCCATTAAACACAATAGAGTTTAACGATATGTTAATTGAAAAATATGCGGAAGCTTCAGGACTTACAGGTCAAGATGTTCTTGATTGGACAAGAACCGATGATACTGAAGATAACATTGTGTATTATTACAGGGAGGTTTAATAAATGGCTGTTGATATTATTAAACTTACACCGGATAGTTTTTTAACAATCTATTTAAGAAGAGAAGACCGTGTTATTTTGCGTACAGAGCAAGGACG